ATTTCCAATAAGGTATCTTATCTTTTGGGTTCATATTGTTATTTTTTTAAGATGTTTAGTTTTTGTATGATAGCCATTATTAATAACCCAATATAAGCTAAGATGCCAATAGTAAAAAAAGCTATTTTGAATTTAAGTGCTTGTAAACGATTGTCTTTACTATCTTCTTTAGTACTTCCCATATTGTAATTATTAATATAATAGTCATAGGTTATTTGTTTTGGTTATAGGTTTGGTTGTAGTATTCGTTAGGGTTTTCGTATGGTAAATATTTATTTCCACTTTTCCAAGCATTTATTATCTGCTCTTTTTCTTTTTCAAGACATTCTTTTGCCCTTTCTTTTATAACTACTAATTGATGTATTCTGATTCTTTCACTATCATGACAATGTTTTATAGAAAAATCAATAAATTCAATCAATTCTTGCATTGCGGTTTTCATAGGTTATTTGTTTTTATTAAATCTATATCTTCTAAACTGCCCTGTTGCTCTACTGTTCCTTCTTGCCCTAAACTGAACTCTATTTTTTACTATTCTAAAATCCAATTCGTGAATAAGTCCACAATCGCAACAAGCCATTTTATAATTCTTCTTTACAGGCTGCACCCATTCGTTAGCATTTACTTCTGGATATAGTTTCATAAGTTATTTTTTTAGGTTAAGTAAGTTTAGATGTTTCAGCAGCACACCACTCAAGTAATACTGAAACTATTTTAAGTTTTTCTTCTTGTGGTAAAAACCTAAAAGAATCTTTTATATTTATTATGTCTGTAATTTCACCATCAACAGTACTAAAAATGCTAGTATCTGGTAAAAATTCTTGTTGATTAATCAATTCTTGATTAAAACTTTTTGTTGTTTCGTTCATAGGTTGTTTGTTTTGGTTAAATCGTTTATCAAATTGTGATTCAAATACTCTTTTAGAACTTTGTATTAGATTATTTGGTACTCCATTTTTTTGAGATACTGCCTCATACATAAACATTGCAAATTCAATACTTTGCTCTTTTTCTTTTTCAAGATATTTACTAATGTCAATTTTTAGTGGTATTTGATTATCGTGAAATACTTGTGATATTTCATCTCTTACTTCTTGCATTGCTGTTTTCATAGGTTATTTGTTTTGGTTTATCTTTTTTAACTCAATTAATATTTGACTTAATTCTACAAATTGACCATAAGATTGCCTATCAGTTGTATTGTAATCTCTATACCCTCTATTTATGTATTCTTCTTTTAATAATTCCAATTCTTTAATAAATTCATCTAATGTTTTGTTCATAGGTTATATGCTTTGGTTAATATTATTAAGTATTTTAGTTAAATCCATTCTATTAAAACTATAATTTTTTACTTTTATTGACCTATTGTTTTCTAATATATTTTTAATATATTCTTTAAAATCTGAATATTCCTTATTAGACCTTAACGAATTACACTCAATACAAGCATAGACAAGGTTATACAAATTGTTTTTGCCACCTTTTGACTTAGGAACAATATGTTCTTTTGTTCTTATCAATTTATCATTAAATTTTCTTTCGCAATAACAACATCTGGTACTATTAAAGTTAATTGACATATTTATATCGTTTCGGGTTTGTAATTATCTATATCAAAAAAGCCAACTTTTGACTTTTGTTCTGGACTTCTCATTTTGCGTTTAGAAGGCTCGTAACCCTTCTCGTTGCAGTAGGTTAGTATCTCCAGATAGGTTGCATCAATGTTAGTCATCATTATGCTAATCGGCTCACTTGCGTAGTATTTGTCTATGTATTCTTTTGCGCTTTGTGTCATTGTGTTTAATTAAATAGTCAGTTAAAGCTGCCATTGCAAAACCTGTTGCAATTAGCAGAATGCAGATAGTGTAGATCATTTTGAGTATACGTCTTGTAATTGACCAATAAGGTAACAAGCTACTAAAAATACGGCTAAAAGTTGTGCGGTTTCTTTTTTCATTGTGTTTGTGTTTTGATTAAATAATAACCAAATATACAAGTTCTACACAATCCACCAAATATATTTTTGTAACCTTGTTGCAATTAAAGGAAGGCATACCTACCCGTGCCACGTTTAAGGCTGAAGTTCTGCCAAGCCAAAGCCAAAGCCATTACGGCGTCATCGTGAAAGCCTGAAGGTGCGGAATACTTAACCCCGGTTGCCGTATACTGATACTCAAATACTTCAAGTTCTTGGCTTATTATCCCATCAGGATAGCCTATCTTACCTTGATGTATGGCAGCTTGTAAACCTTCCATTAGTTGCTGCTTACTTGAACTTGTGAACTTTAAGCCTTGTATCATTACCCCTTCTCTTTGTAGGTCTTCGAGTATCGGGTCTCCAACCCCCGTACTATCGACAAGGATAGGGCATTTAGACAGTCTAAGTATAGTTTGCTTGGTATTGTGCCAATCCATTTGAAAGCGGTCAAAATAAGCCACGTTTCCATCTTCGTCTAATCCTACTATTACAGTCCAATCGACCGACTTAGCTAAGTCAATACCATAAGCTACTACTGGCATTGTTGTTACTGGGTGTATACAATTATGAATGTATTGGCTACCAAATGGGTTTGCTGAGTTCTCAGCAGGGTTTGCCATATACTCCTGCTCAAACACAACCTCTGGCAGTTGCTTACGGGCATTGTCTATTTCGTTAGGGTCAATATATGGGTTATCGTATGTAGTAAACTTAAAGCTTTGCCAATCGGGTTCGGCTTTGCTAAACAAACTAAAGAAGTAGTTTTTACCTTTAGGGGTGCTTAAGAATATAGCTTTACCCTTATAGTCAGTTAAGGTAGGTCTTATTGAGTTTAGCCACCCATCTTCAAGGTTAGGTATAAAGGAAGCCTCGTCTATTACGGCTAAGTGAAACTTTAAACCTCTAAGATTGTCTAACCTTTCGCCTGTAAAGAAACGTATGCTGCCACCCGTTATGAAAGTAATAACCAGGTCGCTTTCGTTTTTAGAGTATATCTCCAATGGTAATAGATCAACTATTTCCTTAAAAAATATCTTTCCTAATTGGTAAGTAGGTGTAATGTAAGCTACTCGCTTTTTATTTACTGCCGTGTCTATGCTAATCGTTTGGCTAATCAAGGACTTGCCAAATCTTCTCCCTGCCATCATTACAATAAACCTACTATCGCAGTCAATTACTTGCTTTTGCGCAGGGTGTGGGTTATGTAATTTCAAGCCTACTGTCTGCATTATCTATCGTAAGTTATTTTAATCTCACTTACTTCGTGTTTGTTCTCGGACTTCTCTACTAAGCTATTCAATCGCTGAGTTATGCTTGGATTGTAAACCCCTGCCATACCGCCTTCGATTTGGTCTTGCCTAATTGTTTTCCTAATACGCGAACAGATGCTACGAAATTCCTCGTAAGCATTATCTGTGTTAGCAAAATATCTATCTATATTACTTACAACTCCTTGATTGTAACAATAGTTTTCAAAACCTTCTATTGTCAAAGGTCGCTCCCTTAATCTGTAAACTTCGTCTCCGTCTTTGCCTACGAAATCGTGAACTTTAATAGGATTGCTTTTACAATACTCGCAATACTCAGTAAAGTATTGAAACATTAACTCTGGTGTTTCTATTGCTTTATACCTACCCATCTATTTTTGTTTTATAGTGTTGACATATCCTGTCCATTACTGACAAGTAATATGTGTTAAAATCTTTATACCCTTCGTTGTCTTGTTCGTATCTTCTATATAAGATGCCCCTTAGTCTTTGGCTTGGTGTCTTGAATGTGTCTACGTCTGCCTTTAGGTTTTCTACTATGTCTTGCTCTTCTTTACTAAATGGCTCTTCTTTAATTGCTAAGTAGCAGAACTGTTGGTTAAGCTGAAAAATGTCCGCAGCATCTTTAGGACTTAGTTCCTGGGTTGCTATTGTAAGCTTTATAGTTTTGTCTTTGCGTGATGCTATGCTTTCAATTTGGCTTGATAGTAGTATCATAGTATGCCGTTTATTATATTGTTTGCTTCGTCTATTGCGTCCTCTTGATCTAAGTAAGTATCTACGTCTGCTATGTGTTTATTGATTAAAGTTTCTGCCATAGCATAGGTGTAGTGTCCTATTGTGGTCATATCGTCTCCGTTTTTACCTGTCTTACATACCGCAAGGAAGTAAGCTTTGTGCGTAAGGAGTAGCCATATAGCGTTTAGCTTTCTCATCTGCCTTGACCTTTGTAATCTTTAGGTCTTGGGTTATGCTTGTTAAAGGACTTCTTTGCAGAGCCTCTTTTGCGTTTTCCAAAGCTAACTTTGTTATTGTTCTCTTTAATCTTTGCCATAATTCTTTGCGTGTATGTCTTTTAGAAACTCTTTATATTGTTTTTTGTCTCCGTATTCTATGTGGCACTTCCTACACAAACCCATTAGGTTTTCTATCGTGTCTTTATCGTTTGAACCACCCATTCCCCTCGCTTCAATATGATGAACATCAACCGCTTGACACCCACACACTTCGCAAGGAATGAAGTCCGTTTTTTTATACCCCATTCCCTGCAAATAAATTTGTGTGTGTTTTTTCATACTTTTCCCATTAAATAATTCTTTTGTTAAAAAATAATTTAAGTATGAAATATTTTGCCGATGCCACTAAGTTCCTTAATAACATCTGGGTTATTGTCTTTATGTATATTAATTCCTAAATTCTTTACCTTTTCAACTTTAGCCTTATTGCTACCAGTTGCATATACCCTGCTATGAGGTATGCCTAATTTATCGGCGGTTGATAACATTTCGTCTACGCTTTGCCTTGCTGAAATTATATAAACTACCTTTCCTGCTTTAATATCTCGTTCTGCTTCTGCTTTGCCTTTGTCAGTACTTAAAACTCCGTCATAGTCATAGCTTACTTTCTCAGCCGCATAAGCACCACTTGCCAAGATTGCTTGCCATACTTTAGTCGCTTTCTCCTGAGTATCATATACGCACCCACCATTACCGATGCGCCATTTCCCGTTTGAGCATTTTATTACTGGCATAGTTTACTATAAATATACTTTCTGTCTAAATTTATCTCGTCAAAGTTATACTTCTTTTCGCAGAACTCAAATAACTTTTGTCCGCTTTCCTTTCTCATATCCGCATCGCTTACTAAATCTCTTATATGTTTATACCAATCCTTTTGGCTTTTAACATAGTGAACGGGCATATCTAAGTAAGGGTTAACATAGCTAACTATGGCAGGGTTCTTTTTAGCAGCAGTTTCTAATACCTTTAGATTGGACTTCATAGCGTTGAACTTGTTATCTACTAAAGGAATTACTGAAATATCGCTATCGGTGTATGCTCCCATATATTCCGTAACCTTTGCATAGTTATAGATCGTCGGGTTAAGTTTTAGTCCGCAAGTAAATGCATCAATCATTTTATCCCAAATATGTTTCTCCCCATCATTGTAACCTGCTATTACAGTTCTTATATTCATACCTTGCAGACGTTTAAATGGCTGTCTTAGTATTTCTAAATCTCGTTCGTGCGTTCCGCTTCCTGACCAAAACAATCTAACCTTGTAATCTTCGGTCTTGTTATCTGTAAATTGCTCTTGCCCGTAAGGTAATGCGTTTGGTAAGATGTGAACGTTTTTATTAAATGGGGTTATCTCATCTGCTAACCTTTCGTGTGTGCAGGTACAAAGGTCTGCAATTTCTAAATAATCAGTAATTTTTTTACCTAT